ATCTGGATCGGAAGTGATCATTCCAACACACACTTCCGCCGAGAGGGTGTCAATTTCCTGAGCACTAATACCGTCATAAAGTGAAGAAGCTACCTGTTGTGCAACCTTGGAAGAGTCGCAATTTTCTGAGAGTCCGTATGTTAAATTCTTAATCCTATTGGTGATGTTATCAAATCTCATATCCTCAATACGACCTGAGCGTTTAACAACTCTCATTTCTAATTATTCTACTTGTTTTATTTTTAACTTACTTCTTGCACTTCTCGAGATCGGAGCTACGAACCTTCACGGTGCCCACAGTTTCAAACTTACGATCGGGCTGAAGAAGGTAAGTGTTCACAAAAAATTTACCATCCTCACCTGGACGAGCCACTGGAGCGTAAGAACCCACAAAGCAGGCTGGAGCTTGGCATGGAATCTCTTCGACATTGTTTGGTTTGTTGTTATAAGCTTCGTCAAAATCAGCTAGGTTCAACATTTAATATCTACTAAGTTTTTTTTCCGAGGGTATATTAAATGTGTGATAACCTCCACCTCGATTCCCTCAAACAGGTTGAAACACCACTCAACACCCTGTTCTTTTCCGAGTTTAACCAGAATCTTCTCCAGCGTGGTATCCGTCAGTCCTTTAAGAACAAGACTGGCATTGCCATAGATCGTCAGAACCCCGCTGATCTCTACAGTATGATGCGCGTTGTATTTATTAACAACGCAGGTGATCACCATGCACGTGTAAATGAGCAAGTTAAGTTCATGAATACTCGGGTCATTGAAGCTGCCCTTGGTCAAATTCAAACTGGTGTGTCTCAATATATGGCTTATGTCCAAGACATTGATACAATTTCCGTACCCCTTGATCAACCCATGAACACAAGTACAGTCGGTAAAAAGATCCCCAAGAATATGAAGATTGGAGTTAATTAAAGTTTTGATTATATACATTGATAAGATGAGTTTAAACTTCTACAAAGACGAAACAGAAAAAGTATGTAAATCTAAAGGTTGGGATCGCGCTGCTGTTGACACTGTATGGCTCCTTCTGACAGAAGAGTTTGGTGAACTGGCTTCAGCTATTCGCCAGTACAAGAAGACCTATAAGAAGACAGGTCTAAAGAAGGAAAGGGGTACAGATGTGATGATGGAAATGGGAGATGTTTTTAGTTACCTATTTCAATTGGCACATATGTTAAATGTAGACTTGGACAAAATGTGGGAAGAACATAAATGTAAAATGAAAACTAAGAAATATAATCTGAAGTAACAGTAACTATGATGCTTACTGACGAAGAAGCGATTGATAATGTCAACCCTTTTGTCACACACGACTTCTCTCTTCCAGGGAGTGTGAGAAAAAGTGATGGATTTGATGATTTCACTGAGTTTAGGAGGGAACCTGGAATCAAAGATGCCGAGAAGAGTGTTTACTGTGACTATTGTCTATGTGACCATACGGTTGGGGCTTGTTCTTTAACAAGACCTCTTCACCCAAGAAGGAATATTGATACGGGTTTCGTCAAGAAGAGAAAGAGTGTTATTGAACAGGTGAAAGTTGGTGTTTCCAATCACCCCGAGTTTTCTATGATTGGTGGTAGTATTTTTCTTGCCAGTATTATCGTGATGATATATTACGCAAGACGTTAAAGAAGTACTCTAACCTCGATTCATCTTCACATCGTTGAATGAGATCAGCGAGCGTATCCATACAGAACTTTTTAATAAATTCCCTCTGCCAAGCACTTTTAGTATTAATCCAAGGTGGTTGAAAGCTGGGGTCCAGAATCTTAGAAGCGTACGCTGTACGAATGTATGTATGAATATTATGTTTATCGGATATGATATTTTGAAGTGCAAGTTCAGCCATCTTTTGATGAACTTCCATGGTTTTCTCACACATCGTATCCAGAAATTTCTCATACGGGATAGACTGTGTTTTTGACTTCAAGTATACCCAATCTGCCGAAGGTTTTGTGTGAATATAATCCACGTAAGTCGCATACCCTTTCCCTTTTACAAAACGCTCGTATGTAATTGCGACGTAATCCAAATCCGAATCAACGTCATAAACGGATTTTGCAGATTTGAGAAAGGAGGACATTTAAATTACCTAAGTCTCTCTCTTTTAAGTATAAAACCAAATAAAGACGAGGGACTCTAAAAAAAAGAGATGTATTCGGCTATAGCCAACAACAGTTTTTCATACCTTCTAACTCTTGATGAGTTTAGGAAGGGATTTCCCGATGAGACAAGACCTTCATGGATAAAGATTACTACGATCACTATGGTATCAAGCTTTATTCAGCAAATTGACATCAAAAAACTTCGTTCCATTTTTGAGAACTTAGAGTCTTTCAAATTGAAGCGCTCTGGTACCAAAGGTGATGGTGGATTTGAGTGGAAGTTGAAGCCTACAACATTCTACAATCAGGTTACTCTCACTTATCACGACTCCTACAGTACCAAGTCTGTGAAGGTTTTTCCAAATGGATCTATTCAGGTAGCTGGATGCTGCGACCTCTTTGACTGTAAGAGGATCATCACCCAGCTCACCTACATCTTCAAGACCTTTTTGGGGATGGAATCCCAAGTCCCCGTTGACTCTTTTAGGGTTGTCATGATCAACTCCAACTTTTCTCTCAACTACAACATCAACCTCATGAAGGTGGCGCAACACTTTGAGAATCACTCTGATATATTTAAGGTTTCTTTTGAACCTGATAGATACAGTGCTGTAAAAATTAAGTTTCGCCCAGCCCAAGACATGAAAGAGATTACCACAAGCATTTTTTCAACTGGTAAAATAATAATCACAGGTGCCGAGACCCTCAAAGAAATTGCCTTTGGCTACAACATCATCAACCAGCACATCAATGAAGAGCCCACAATTCGTTGCAAACCCACAGACGAGAAAGATGTTTTTGATGTGTTCCTTGGTCACAAATGTGAAGCAATGATTGATCATCTGAAGAAGAAGGGATTCAAATCATGGATACAGACAATTGCAAATAGGCAAATTAACTTTTAATATTTTGTAATATAAATGGACGGTTCGCTCCTGTCTAGGTACGCAGCGGCTCGTCAGTCTGTATCAGTACAGAAGGGTGGACGAGGTAAAATTTTTATTATAGTAGGCGTATTACTTATAATATCAGTTTTGGTTTCTGTGTTTTCAGGTGTGATTAAATTAGGAGGAAAAGAAAAGGTGGAACCAAAAGAAACAGCGAAACCAAAACCAAAAGAAAGTACAGGTGATGCTGACGTCAACGAAGATGTTGAATATGCTTATATAGTACCAAACTGTGAAATGAACAAAAAGATCCAAGCAACAGAGGGTAATCTTGGTGCTTGTAATTCAGTATTTGATATTGATCCAGTGGGTGTTACATTTTCAGGTACATACTTTAAACCAAGAGCTCCTATTAGAGGTAATAGTTGGATACATGAACTATCTTCAAATGACGATACAAAGGAATATATAGCCGCTCACCAATCTAAAGATAATTTATGTAAAATGGTTCGTTTTCATGTAAAGAAGGATGCTGATGTTTGTAAATACAAACAACTTGATGCCCGATATGTACCATCCTCAAAAGAACAGGGTAAATCAGTGTGCACGAATGCAATTAATGTCTTAGATAGTTGGAATAAGGGGGAGGATGTCCCTATAGCATCAAGTGACGATGAAGGAGGTTATGGAATTCAAAAAATGAAATACCATAAGTTCTGTAGTTGAAATAAATTTCTAACGGTACATTAATACAAAATGTCGCAGCGACTTGGAATGGCCGATGGAAGATGTTTCACCATACACTCTTCAGCCCAACTTACTAACAACTATCTCATGGAGCAGAATGGTATTAGCTTCGAGGACAACTATTCATTCCGCAAGGCTATGCAGAAGCAGGGACCCGAGTTTCTCAACAAGCTCAAGGAACAGTCCCGTGATAAGTGTGACCAGTGCCACCCTTACTCCAACATGTCTAAAACCTATTAGGTGTGATAAATTTTAATAAAAACTTTAGAATTATACTGTAGAATGCCAGAATGTGCAATATGTCTCGGCGAGGTAAGGTCAACAAGGGCCAACACACCCATCCGTTGTGGACATATTTTTCATTCCCACTGTATACAAAAGTGGAAGGATGAAGGTAAGAACACTTGCCCAACTTGTAGAAAAGTTTTTGATGTTTCACAATTTAAAGTTACATTGACAGTTCAGAACAATTACACAGCAGAGTCTAACACTGTGTCATTGGAGAGTGAAGCTATCTTCAATATTATGGATATTTTTGACATGTCATTTGATGTTGAAAATACAGTAGATTTAGACAGTCTTCTTGCGGACCTTGGGGTGAGTCTTACCGACCTTGATGCCCTTGTCCTTGACACAGAAGGATGAGCAATACTTCTCATAGTTTAGACCAGGGTAGTTTTTATCAGCCTTTCGGGGATCTTTGATAGATTTACCGGATGCATCAGTCAGAAGTGGACCAGTAGCCCACCCCCTCTTGTGACTGAATACATTAGCTCTGAATACAATACGCTTGGTAGGAGCAAACTTTCCACCCTTCTTTACCCGAGAAACAGGAATCTTAAAGAACTTAGCTACAGATTCTTGAGTGTCCCCAGGTTTAACACGATACTCTATGACTCCATGTTGAACATAGAAGTGGAAATCTCCTTGACGAATATAGTTTGTGGGTCTTCCAGGACAGACGAACATCATTACTTTGTAGTACCCCTTCTTACATTTTTCATTCGCCTTCACAGCATATATCTTAGTTGGGTTATCTGAAATAACGCGCTTTGGAAGTCCGGTGCAGTGGGTATAGTTATGACTTCCGTTTGAAAGACCAGACCGATCTCCAGGAATGGATTTTTGCCATCTATACGCCTGATAGTCTCCTACCGCATATGCGTAACAGTTGTTGTTACCCACACCAGTAGAAGTACCCCAACGTTTATTGGTATATTTCCTCTCCGAACCACTCAGAGGTAGGTTCTTCATTTATATTGATACAGAAAAAAATATCCGTATCTAATAAATGTTTAAGGAAATCGTTAAGGCTGAAAATAAGTCCGATATGCTCACCGAGCTTCTCGTGTTCGTTCTCAATGTTCTCATTGCGACCTTCATCCTCCGCGTCGCGTGGAACAGGGCTCTCGTCCCCCACATCTCCGCCCTCAAGCCCATCAAGACCATGCTTGATGCTTTCTTCCTCGCCCTGTCCATCAACATCCTCAAGGGTGTTTAAAACTCTTGGTAACCAACAGTCTTTTCACCATTAGGATCAATAGTGGTTGGGAAGGCATCCATTCCCGAACAACCACCTTTATCACAATCAATAAATTCATAAGGCTTACCAGCCTTCTTCATGTAGTCTAACTGCTTACGAGTCCATCCACAACCCATGGTCCCGTAAATAGTCCATTTCTCACCGTTGGAGGTGACATGATGCTTACCTGTCTGTGTCAGCAGG